GGCCGACGTATTCACGGAATGCGTCATCACCCTGACCGACACGAGGAAAGTGGACTGCGTCGTCTACTCGGGCTACAAGCAGGGCGGCCTGTCATGCGACTGGAGCCATGTGAGCGTAGTGGGCAAGGAGCCGGCAAGATGAGCTACAACGTCGTCACCCAGGAAGGCGTCAGAACGTTCGAGAACATCGACGATGCCGGCGACTACGCGTAGGCCATGTCCTTGAGGACTGGCGAGCCGGCCAAGGTGTTCCATGCCGAGACCGGACTCGTCGCATTCACCGTCCGCCCAACCACGAAGGACACGAAATGAGAATCAATTTCAACAGCAAGGATGGCGTTTTCGCCATCAAAGCCGAAAACGAAGAGGAAAAAACCCAGCTCAAAACGTCGGCGGTCGCCATCTGCAATCTCATCATCGATTTTTTCGACGGTGAAATCCAAGAAATGAAGGCGGCGAAGGAATGAAACGCATCACACTCAAGGACACAAAATGAGCAATCGAAGTTATTTGGTGCCAAGGCCGCCAGCGTTCGACCATGAGCATCCCAGACCGAAGGAGGAAGGCGAGGTGCTGTACTGCGGAAATTGCCAAAAATGGTACGTATCATGGTTTCCCCTCACCGAAGTCAAAACCATATGGGGCCGCCGCCCCGAATGGTGGATACGCATCTTCCACCGCAAACCATACGAGACGATCATCCAGCAAATACGAAGGGAAACGAAATGAAAATGAAGAAAACCCTCATGGACATGATCATCAAATGGCATCAGGCCGGATACAGCCTCGACGAAATCACGCCACTGGTTCCACAAGTACCCAAAGAGGAAATCAAAGCAATCATCCAACAACACCACGAATAACAAAAACCCGACCTTCCGGCCGGGCTCCTGACACCACCAGAAGACTACCACGCCGGAGGGAATCGAACAAATGAACGAACAAAACAACGAATCCCAACCAACACCAAACCAGACACAACCAGCACAAACCAAACAAAACAAGCCAGCGCTCGCCGGCATGTGCCGAGTGTGCGGCGGGGAGTGCCGTATCCAGGCCACGATGTGCGACAAGTGCGAGACCGCTTTGAGGGGATGGATCCACGACTATCCGTCATGGATCCAAGCCCTGCGCGAGTTCCTGGATTCGACGGCGCATTACGGAGGCCACCAGCCTGGACGTGTCAACCTGCAGTCCGCGCCCACGCCGATCAGACTCTCGGTCGTTGACCATCTGCAGGAGATCGAGGATGCGGTGACGGCGTTGTGGTGTCGATTGTATGCGCCGCCGGCCATGCCATGGGCCATAAGCATCGCGGTCCCGTCCATCGTCGACATGCTCAAGGCATGCTGGTCATGCCAGCGGTTGAACCGACTGCCGGACATCGGTTTGATCTGGCATGACTGGGAGCGGTTGGTGCGCAAGACGCTGGCCATCATCGACGTGCCACCATCCAGGCACGGCATCGGCAGGTGCCTGAATCCTCTGTGTGGAGTGGAGCTGAGTGCGGAGGTCGGCGCGGTGAGCGTTGATTGTCCGGTGTGCGGCAACGCTTATCGCGTGGTCGATGTGCGATTGGGTTTCCTGCGGGAGTGCATCGAATCGGGCAGGGCGTTCACGGCGGGGGAGTGTGCGGAACTGCTGCGCGAATGCGGATTCCAGTGCAACGCGAACACGATTCGCTCATGGCGCAAGCGCGGCAGGCTCCAACCGGTTGGTGAAAACGTGAAGGGGCAGCCGTTGTACAGGCTTTCCGACGTGCATGGACAGGTCATGCGACGCGACTCGATTTGACAAAATCGAAAGTGCAACACAAAATTGTCAGTGGATTAGAGGGTCCAAACCGATACACACGGTTTGGACCCTCACTTATATCCTCCAATGGATTCTCCTGATTCACTTGGGTTGCAGTCCCGTCCTGTCCGAACGGCATATCGGACACGCTCCGCCCACTCCCGTCAGAGTGGACATACCCCAATGTGGCAGGCAAGCCAATCCCGTGCTTCCGTGATGCGGTGAAGCTTAAAAAACGCCTGCCCGTATGCCTTCGTAGGAATCAGTGGTAGATCGTACCGGCCGCGAGTCTTTATTGGATTCGCTTCCTTGTGGCCGCGTGTGGACGCGGGTTCGAATCCCGCCGAAGGCACCCATGAAACAAACCCGGGGTAGGGGTATTGACAATCCGGGAGGGGCATTCGCAGATGATGGGGAGCCCCTACAAGACACGGGAGAGGCCTTATACGGGAGCCCCTATACCGGCATTCCAGCAAGCCAACGGCGAAGATAGTCGTTGACAAATCCATAACACCCTGGGCCCCATACACGTGGGAGGCCACATGAGCAAGCGGCGCAACGAGCGCGTCAGCAACGGCTGGCGGCGCAGACAACTCAGGGCAAGAGTGCTGGCCGCATACGACGTGTGCGCCATCTGCGGCAAGCCAGTCGACAAGACATTGAAGACACCACATCCGATGAGCGCCGAAGTCGACGAACTCATACCAGTCTCACGAGGCGGCGATCCATACAGCTTCACTAACTGCAGGCTCACGCACCGCAGATGCAACAGGATGAAGAGCGACAAGACAGACGAACACGCACGAGCGCTGCTGGCTGGCAGACAGGAAGTGAAATCAAGTTCGATGCCGTTCAAAACGTTCGGTATCTGACCTCCGATGACCAGGGCGGGAACCCCGGGTATACCCCCTTCCGGTCGCCTCGGGTGCAGTGCCGATATCCCTCCCGGAATGCAAACGTCGGAAACAGGGGAAACAACGAAAGGTCGGAAAGCGAGGGAAGCGCCGATGAAGTGCGAACTCTGCGGCAAGGAATTCCAACCGTCCGGCCACGGGCGGCCGCAACGCTACTGCTCCAAATCCTGCCGCCAGAAAGCCGCCTATCGTCGGAAAAAGAACCGGGCTACGCAAACGGAAGCGGATAGGCCCGTATCCAAGCCGACGAAAACGAAACGGAAGCCTGAACCGGAACTCGACAAACAGAACTTCGAACGGATGATGGACGGCTCCCACGAGGACACGCTCCGCGAAATCGTCGGCAGACTGCGCGAGGCTCTGCATGACCCGTCCACGCCGGCCAACGTGTTGCCGTCGATCAGCAGCAAGCTCGCCGAATTCGACGAACGGATGCGCATGGCCGAGGAATCCGGCAGCCTGTTCGATGTGAACGATGACGTGACGGAGGTGGCGGAGGATGTCGGAGCGTCGATTGTCTGAGATCGCCCAACGGCTCGTGAAGCCGGAAGACGTCACGTCAAGCGATTTCAAACTGATCAACAATGCGGCGGTCAAGGCCGGAATCCACTACGACCTCTGGCAGAAAGGTTTCCTATACCTCCTGTTCGCCAAACGCGCCGACGGCAAGTACGCATGCGGATCCGGAGGAGCGGTCCTGTCCAGCTGCAGGCAGATCGGCAAGACGTTCACGGTCGGCACGGCGATATTCATCCTGTGCGCCGGACGTGCCGGAACACTGGTCATCTGGACCGCGCACCACACGCGCACCTCCGACGAGACGTTCGCCGACATGTGCGACCTGACGCATAATCCGAAACTGTCCAGGTACGTGCGGAACGTGCGTCGAGCGAACGGCCAGCAGGAGATCCGTTTCACCAATGGGAGCCGCATCATGTTCGGCGCGCGTGAGAACGGTTTCGGCCGTGGCCTGCATTCGGCGGACATCGAGGTGTTCGACGAGGCTCAGATACTCACCATCAAGGCGTTGGACAATCTGATTCCGATCGTGAACACGAGCCCGAACCCGTTGATCGTGTTCATGGGCAACCCGCCGAAGCCGGGAGACCAGTGCGAGGCGTTCGAGGAGAAACGTTCGACCGCGTTGGCGGGCAATTCGGACGACATGCTCTACGTGGAGCTCGGGGCAGACCGCGACTGCGATCTGGACGACCGGACCGCGTGGGCGAAAGCGAACCCGTCTTATCCTCGCCGCACCAGCGAACAGGCGATATTGCGCATGCGCAATCTCCTCGCCGAGGATTCGTTCCGCCGTGAGGCACTCGGCATCTGGGACGAGACCGCCACCGCGTACGCCATCAGCCCCGACCTGTGGAAGGCCGCCGAAACCGACGACGTGCCCGACGGCGGCACGGTGAGCTTCGGCATCGACATGCCGCCCGACAGGAGCGTGCTGACCATCGGCGCCGCATTGCGGTACGAGGACGGGTCGGCCGTCATCCAGATGGCGAACATCAAGGACGCGCGGCAGGCTGGCACCATGTGGGCCGTGGACTGGCTCGCCGAACGTTGGCCGAAGACCGCCAGCGTGGTCATCGACGCGCAGTCCCCGGCAATGAGCCTGCTGCCCGAACTGAAGGCCGCGCACGTGAAGGTCACCGTGACGAACATGCAGGAGATGGGCCGCGCATGCGGCCGATTCCTCGACATGCTCAAAGCCGGAACGCTCAAGCACCCGCCGGACGAATACCAGCCGCAGCTGGCCGCAGCCGTCAAGGGCGCGACCACGCGTCCATTGGGACAGTCCGGCGCGATCGCATGGAACAAGCTCGGCTCGGATATCGACATAACGCCGCTCGTATCAACCACGATCGCCCTGTACGGGGCGTGCACGACAAAACGACATCCCGGAAGACGACAGACCATCGGAGGAATCTAAATGGGCGACATCCAGATGACAAACGTTCCGGATAGCTGGCGGCCGTCCGGAGGATCGGTGGCGCTGACGAAACTGGTTGTGCCCACCAGCATCGACGGGCTTACAAACCAAGAGAACGAACTGCTCGCAGAGCTCGCCGAAGTGTGGACACGTCATGCGAGCCGCAATCGGAAACTCACCGCATACTACGAATCGAAAGAGCCGCTGGTCGACTTCGGTCTCACGGTTCCACAGTCCATCAAGGACCACTACACGCCATTGGGATGGGCACGCAAGGCGGTGGACATGCTCGCCGAGCTTTGCGTATTCGAGGGATTCGTCTCGCCTGGTGTCGATGATCCGTTCCAACTACAGGACTTCATGAGCAGAATCGGCTTCACCAGCGTCCTTCAGCAGGCCATACAGACGGCACTCATTCACGGCTGCTCGTTCCTCAGCGTCATCCAAGACGCGGAGAACAGGCCTCTCATCCGCACCCACACCGCGGAAAGCTCGGCAGCGATCTGGGACTACCCGAACCGACGCGTCAAGGCATGCATGGCCATAACCGACGTGAACAACGACAACGAGGCCATCGGACTCGTGCTCTACATGCCGACGCGCAACATCAGCGTGTCCCGCAGTCTCGGCACATGGTACGTGCAAGGATCACAACCCACCGTGAACGGCGAATGCAGCGTGTTCCGCCTCGCCTACAAAGCCACCGAAGTCAAACCATTCGGACGCTCCCGCATCAGCCATGACGCGATGAACATCATCGACGGCGCGAACCGCACCATCGTGCGTGCCGAGGCGAACGCCGAATTCTACGCATTCCCGAAAATCCTGCTCATGGGCACCAGCGACGAGCTCGCGTCCTTGAGCGCGGACGCCGCGCTCAAACTCTACATGGGCCGCTACAACATGATCAGCAAGGACGCGGACGGTGATTCGCCGACAGTGACCCAACTGGCCGCATCCAGCATGGATCCGCACCTGACGATGCTGAAAAGCTGGGCCGCCATGTTCGCCAGCGCGATGAACATTCCCGCCAGCTCGCTCGGCATCGTATCGGACGCGAATCCGACGTCAGCGGACGCGACCGAGGCACAACGCGAGGACCTGATTATCGAGGCTCGCCACTGCGACCGTGATTTCGGCGAATCGATCCTGCAGGCGGCACGCCTCGTGGCGCGCATACAGGATCCATCGGTGTCAGACGATGATCTGATGAAACTGCAGGTCGACTGGAAGAACCCCAACACTCCGTCAAGCTC